GTCCTTTTTTTATCTGCTGTTGTTTATACATCAATTAGAAAACAAGACTAATTATAGAAACTTATATAAGGCGTCGTAAAAAGTGACGCTCCATTTAATAAATAATTATTAGTTAATTATACCTCGTCCGTTTCATCATTACTTTTTAGTTTGTATCTATATCCCGTTAAAATATTACGATAATCAATATTATTTATTTTTTTACGGTCATAATAATTTTTACTATATAGATCATTCTTTTTAAAGTATTCTTTAATGGTTGATGCTTTAAATTCTCCTTGTTGTTTTTTTGTTAATTGATTAAAATATACAGACGATGTTATAGTTGAAATTATATCATCTACTTTTAAAAATGATTTATCTTGAGTATCTTCTTCAAATAATTCTAAAAATATATTATGAATTGTATTAGATGATTGAATATAATCCAAACTTCGTTTTTTAATACTTTCTGGTATAAAATAATCAATATTGTAATTTTGTTGATGTAATAATTGTAAATATTCAAATATAATATTTGTATAGACAACCCGTATTTTATCCAAAAATTCCGTTGATTTATAGTAAAGGTTCGCCTCAAAAATAGTTATATTATCAATTTCTGTTTTATCAAATGTAAATTTAGAATTAAATAAAATATCAATAATTCGGCGTATTAATGAATTTGTATCCGTCCCTTGTAGATCGTCCAACGGGGGTTTTACATTGACCTCTATGATTGATGTCGCAAATAATTTAACAACATCATTTTTAGAATATAACCCTCTTGCTGTTATATTGCCTCCTCCAGTTAAATTTTTCATTTCGCTTATTTTAATCGTTTTAGATTTATCCAACTCGCTAAAAATAAGACATCTTTTTAGATGACAATTCGCCAACCCTTGATTAGTCCCCCCAGTTGATTTATTACTTACTTGTAATATGCTATTATCTGCCTTATAATAATAATCATCTCCAAGACTATTTTTATTAAATAGATTTATTAATGATTTTCCGTTCGCTCCTCCTCCATTAAATATTATAAACTTTTCAATACATACTCCAATAAAACAAGACGCTAATATTACCATAACCAATTTTAAAATATCCTTATCTGTAAATATCTCGTTTAATATTTTATCTAATAAAAGTTTTGTTTCATTATCCTTTTTATCCTGTTCTATTGATAGATCTAATTTTTTAAAATCAATCAGTCTAAATTCATAATTCGCTTTTAATGTTAAATAGTCGTCATATTGTAATGGTCTAAATATATGTTTTTTTACATCATATACGCCGTTGTTAAAACAAACTAAAAATTCATTATTATCAAATATAATTAAATCATTTTTGTAATCTCCCTTACTACATTCAATGATTGATTTAACCTTATGAGGTTCTCCTACCAAAACCTCAATGTATTTTACGAATTTAATACAATCTACATAATTTTTATTATTTTCATTATACATTTTTTCATCTAATACAATATTAGGTTTATAAATATCAAAATCCTTTATTCTATTTTTTAAATGATCTATAAATAAAGTTGAAATTACCTTAACAAAATATAAATTATCTTGATTTTTGCTCCAATAAACTCCATTCCATTCATACCATACAGAAAAATTATATAAAAAATTATTTTTAAACTCGTCTTGTTTATGAATATATTTTGCTATAGAACTACTTGATTTTAACTCTTTTATTTCGTTTTTTAAAAATTCCAATTCATTACATACAGTAGTATTTTCTTTTATCTGTAATGTTTTATGAATATATGACGGTTGCGTTCCAAAATCATAAAAATCATCAATTTCCTTTGTAACCCAAGTTAAATTATACCCAAATTTTAATGTAATATCATTCAATAATATTAATAATTTATCTACTCCATAAGTTAATACTTTATCTTTTATCAATGAAAATCCATCATATTCGTAACAAATGATATAATAATTATCATAATTTAATATATCTGTATTTTCAATTAAATATAAAATGGCGTTATTAACAACTTGAAAATCCAATTCTTGTAAATATAAACCAAAAAAGGACGATTTCCTTTCTTTTTCGGTTTTATTTTTATTTTTTACATTTCTTTTTACGCTCTCAAAAAATAATGGATTTAATTTAATAATTTCATTTAATAATTCTTTTATTTCATATTCCAGAATATTAATGAAATCCAATTTAATTTTAGATTTTTCTATATTGTTCTCTGTAATCCAATTATTAAAAGATCCTCCATATAATAATTTAATCATTAATTGTTTATTCGTTTTTCTATCTGTTCCATATTCATCAGTTAATAATTTAAAATATTTATCTTGATTTGTTACATAATCCATCAGGATTTTACATTCTATTTTTAGTTTATTTGCTATATTTAATAAAATTGAATAATGACAATTTTTAATATCAAATGTAATATACAGGTCTTTCAATAATGTATTTTTTACTTTTCCCCGTAAATTAATCATTGAGTTATTTTTACTTGAATACGCTCTTCCATATTTAGATTTCTTTTTATGATTAGGGACAAGAACATTCTTTTTCCCAATAATTTCAATTTGTTTTTTTAATGTTTTTAAATGAGTAATTTCATTAATCCCGTATTCTTGACCATTAGGTTTCCAGTATTCTAATAAAGATCCGCTTGTAATTAACTTATCAATTACCTCAATATTTAAGTATTCAATTATTCCATAATTTGTAAAAAATGTAATATAATCATTTAATAACAACGCCATATAAAAAACATTGTATTATCTCTTTAAATGTATTTTTAACTAAAGTTAAATCAGTTAATTAAATTAAATTAATTAATTGATTTTTGTTTTATTTGTTTTTGTTTTTTTTAGTTTTTTATTGTAGTTTTATTATCAATTACTGCCGTTCTTTTGTTATTTTATTGTTATTATTTAAAATGAATTAAGGAAGGATTAATTTATTGATAAAGGATTATTAATTTGCTTTAAAATCCTTATGTCGGCGTAACTCTCTACCAGTTTATAAAGAGATCTAAAATAGGGTTTTATTATAATGGTATTTTTAATTCTTTCTAATTCATCAGGATCTCCGTATAACATATAATCCGTATAAACTATAAAGTCATTTAACTCATTAATGGTTTCAAAACAATTACAAATATCTTCGTTACATCGTATTATTGATTTAATTATATTTTTTGTTTTAAAAAATAAATCCGTTTCATTATCATTTAAAATTTCTTCAATACCTTTAATTTTCATTATAATATAACAATAATAATATTGTTTAAACGGTTTTAACTAATTATATTTAGTTTATAAGTATTAGAATTTTTACATTTAATTAATTTAAATTTTCTATTAATTGCTTTTTCATATTTATTCATTTTTGTATCTCTTATAAAGTCATTTAACTCTTTAATGGTTTCAAAACAATTACAAATATCTTCGTTACATCGTATTATTGATTTAATTGTATTTTTTGTTTTATAATATAAATCTGTTTCATTATCATTAAGGATTTCTTCAATTTTCATTATAATATAACAATAATAATATTGTTTAAACGGTTTTAACTAATTATATTTAGTTTAATATAACTCTATTTTATAAGTATTAGAATTTTTACATTTAATTAATTTAAATCTTTTATTGATTGCCTTCTCATATTTATTTAATTTTGTATCTCTGTAATTAATTAAAAAAACAAGATATTCAGTTAATAATTCATCATCATTTATTTCATCATCTGCTTCGCTGTCAGTATCTGCTTCGCTGTCAGTTTCATCATCTGCTTCGCTTTCAGTATCTGTTTCGCTGTCATCATCATCTTTATTTAAACCATTTCCATAATTACGGCGGTCATTGCTTTCATTGTAATAATTTACTGGATAATTTACATTTTCATTCATAGATTTCTTTTTATCTTGTTTTTCATATTCAATCTTCTTCTTCTGGTATTGCTCCTTTTGTTTTGCTCTGCGTTCATTAATATTTGCGTATGGCATCTTATATACTATTACTAAAGAAAAAAATATTCCTTCCTATTCGTCCGTTTATTTAAAATATTGAATAATTGTTTCTTTATCATTATATACGGTTGTTTCAATTGCTGTCAATTGAGTTAATTTTTCATTTATTTTATTCATTTTATTTAACTTTACTATTCCATTAATTTTTACTGTAATTATTATTTTTGTTTTATAACAAACTCTTTTTTCATAATAGTCATAATTTTTACATAAATCTTTGTTAATTAATACTTCTAATAATGATGTATCATTTAAATTTATATTATATTCTTTTAAATCATAATAGGTTAGATCGTTTTCAAATATTTCTATTAAATTACGATGTAATACTTGACCATAATTTTTATATGATAATGTCATTTAAAATATATTAACAAATTGTCTTTAATATATTTTAACTAATTATTATATAGTAAATCTCTATGATCTCCATCATCTCCATAAAATTTTATTGAAATAAAAGATAATTTCAATTATTATTTACATAATAGGTCTGTATTAATTTTTTATTTTTTAATATTTTAATTAAGTTAGTCCTATTTCGCCATACATCAAAATAAGTTTTTAATATATTGTTATTTTCCATTATAAATTAATATTAATATATGTTTATATTGTTTTAACTAATTATTATTTAGTAATTCATCTTTATAAAATTCTATTGAAATAGATGGAATTTTAATTAATTGTTTTATCATATTGCTATTATAGTATGTTGAATACAGATTTTTAAAAAGTATTTCATTATTTATAAATACAGTAATTAACATTTTATCATTATACGGGTTATGAAAGTCCCTATAAAAAATAGTTTTAACTTCTAATAAACTATTACCATCTTTCAGTTTAAAGTCTTTTATTTCATCTTTAAAAATATTAATTATTTTTTTATTATCTATTAATCCATAATTCATCATTGAACTCATTATAAATATTATAATGATTATGTTTATATTGTTTTAACTAATATTATTTAGTTTATTTTTATGTTTGGTTGTTTTATTATGGATTGAAATACCTTTGGTTGTATATTGACCTCTACATAACAAACAGGAATATTTTTCTTGATATTTTTCTTTATTTAATTTGTAATATTGCTTTAATCTTTCTTTATTTTTTTCTTTATTTTTTTCTTTATTTTTTTCTTTATTTTTTTGGTAGTATTTGTTATAATTTTCTTTATATTTTTCTTTATTTTTTTGGTAGTATTTGTTATAACTTTCTTTATTATATTTTTTAATATCATCTATATTACGATACGCTCTATTAGAGTTTAAATTACCATTAAACAGTTCAATAAAATTTTGTTCCATTTTTTTAATTTCAATATCATCTTTATTAAAAATAATCGTATCAATAATCATAAATTTAAAATTATCAATCCCTCCGTTATTTCGTATTGTAGTATATAATTTTATATTATATATGTTGCCATTTAAATTATTACAATTAATTTTATGATGTTTTATTCTATCATCAATGTCTAATGTCTTACCTACATAATTTAAATTTAAATCATCATTATAAATACGATAATATGTTATGATTTCCATCTTGTTTTAATTGATATAAAATACAATTTTGTTTTTAAATCAATTTTTTTAACTAATTAATTGTTAGTTACTTTTTTGTTTGTAGGATCTTCGTTTACCATTCGTTGGTATTTCAATAATATTATTTTCTATTTTTGTTATTATATGATTATCTATTATGGTTTTAATCTGTAAATATTTCCTTTTATAATCTTCAGTTTTGTTTTCTATTTTCATATTTAATATGTCGCTCGGTATTACTATTTCGTTGTATTTCTTAAGTAATACTCTTATTTTATAATAATACTTGTAATAATTATTATAATCGGTTTGTTTATTTCTTAAAAATTGTTCTTTATTTTCAATATACCATTCTCGGTTTTTAACTTGTTGGGTCTGCTTGGTTAATGACATTTTTGTTTATACTATAATATAGTTAGTTAATTATATTTAAACTGTTTTATTATTATATGTTTATTTTATTTTAGTAATAAATCTCTTAAGGACGAAATAATTGTAATGGGTATGGTTCCTTGCCTTGATGTATGTCTTCTTTATTTCAAAATCGCTAAAAATATCAGGATCAAAAGGTATATAATAGTATGAAAAATTTTCTGGTTGTTCTTGAAAATTTTTAAAGACTAATATGAATATATAATCATCATCTAATGGAATACGATCTATTTTTTCTTTAGGTAGTATGATATTGTCAAAAGTCTCATAACAACAAGAAAAACTTTTTATTTCATATTTAACATTAGTATTTAAACTAATCAGGTCATAATAACAATATTTATCATCTACCTTATGAAATAAGGTTTCATTAAAATACTCTTCAATAATTGGTTTCGCTATTTTTTCAATCCTTATTCCGTCCTCATACAATCGGTTAAAATCAGTCCATTTACTCATTAACTTAATTTTACTAAAAAAAATTATTTAAATACTTATTTGTTAAAAGTATTTAAAAAATAATCTATATATTAATATAACAATAGATGTTCGTTGAAAATAATACTTATAATAAAAAATTGTTTCGTTCAATGTTAGACGAATTTATGTATAATATAAACTTTATTAATTAGATTAAATTAAGTTGATTACTTGAGTAATATTAACTATTTTATTATGTTCAATATAGAAATGTAAGGGGGTTGTTGATGATCCAGTTTTAGTATTTATCAGTATAGAATTAAAATGTAATGTTTCATTTAAAAAGAACTTGTCGTTATGAATATCTTTAATTATTCTTATAATGTTATATTGTTTCATTAAATTTACAAAGTTAATATTACTTTCATATAAATT